ACATGCAAAAATTATAATATCTTAGGCGGCTACGTAGAAACAAATGGCATTGGCCGTGCAATGTACGAACAAATTAAACCAAGTATAACAAAAGTAAAAGAGTTTAATACAAGCCAAACAAATAAACAAGAAATGGTGCGCAAACTACTTGCTGATATAGAAAGCAAGACTGTTGAGCTACCTACACAAGAACTATGTCAGCCATTACATACAGAGTTTGCACGCTATACGTATAGAATGAGCACTACAGGTAAGCTAACATTTGGCCATGACAAAGGCGGCCATGACGATTACATTGATGCACTGTTACTAGCTAATATGAGCCGCAATCAACTTGTGCACCGCAGACCTATGACTGTAAAAGGTGCAAAGCGTCAACCTGTTAAAGTTTCATGGGGTACACCTAAATAAACAACTATGGCAAATACAAAACAAATTACAGTAGAACTACCACCGTACTTAAGTATTAAACAATATACTGAATTACAACAATTACCAGATACAGAGTCTAGCTTACAGAAAAGTTTATATATTCTAAGTACATTAACAGGCATTAGTATTGACGAGCTACAGTACTGGGACCTTGATAGCATTAAAACATTGCACAGCGTAGCAGAAGGTCTTATAGAACCTAGCAATGACTTTTATCCGCTTATAGAATACAATGGCACATTATACGGCTATAGCCACATTACACAACAAAGCCTAGGTGAGTACATAGACCTTGAGACATTGTCAAAAGACATTAACGAAAACTTGCATAAGATTTGTGCAATTTTATACAGACCAGTCAAGCACCACAAGTTTGATAATTTTAGCTTTCAGCTTAAGCATCATCTAAAAGTAGTAAACAATGCAGAGGTTGCCAATGTATTTGATGGCTACGTCATCGAGGATTACGACTCTGACACTCGAAACAGTGTACAAGATATCTTTTATGACTTTCCGGTTTCTGTCATTCTAGGCGCGCTCTCTTTTTTTTTACTCACCGCAAGTCAATACTTGACAAGTATAGCATATTCGGACAACCAACAGAAGAAACAGATGAATCAGAAAATACTAACGTCTCTTTTGGCGAACATTGGGGGTGGTGGAGCACTATCTACAGCCTCTCTAAAACCAACATACTATCTATTACCGGAGATGCAAGAATTACCGATATGAACTTTATCACAGTATTAAACTATTTAGAAATAGACAAGGATTATAACAATGAGGTTGAAAAAGCTCATAAAGAAGTGTTGCGGAATGCCAAATATAAATAATACATGTACACTATGTTAGAACACGAAGCAGATATACAAGACAATTTAGAAGAAGCAATAGAGCACGAAACGACAACAACAAAGCCAAAACGCAAAGCAAAGAAAAAGCAAAAGCCATGTGTAGACTGCCCAGACTATGAAGCAGAAGATGCACTGACGCAAAAGATCTTTGAATACAGAGCAAAAGGCTATAATCATAACCAGATTGCAGCAATGCTAGGCATACACAAACAGTTTGTAGATGGCAAAGGTTAATGTTACATACTATGATGTACTAAAAGAGTTTGAAGCTGCTGCAGATGCACATTATGCAATTGCTAGCTTTGACAGTGGTACACTTGACTATCTAGATGCATCGGCAACTAATAGACGCTATCCGTATGTATATATGCGGCCAATAAGTGCAACATTAGCAGATAGAACGCGCACACTAACATTTGAGCTATATTCGTTAGATCAGCCTAAGACTGCAAGCAGCAGCAATGTAAGTGTAATTTCTGATACTGAAATGACAATTTACGATATTCTTGCATGGTTTAATTATGGCCCAGCAGATAGACAACAATGGTATGAGCTTAATGTAGTTACTATAGCGCCTGTTAACGAAGCATTTCAAGACAGAGTATATGGCTGGGTAGCAACAATAGAAGTAGTAACACCATTTAACTTAGATTATTGTAATTATCCACAGCCATGAGTCTATTGCAGTCGTTAGAAAAATTAACAGATGCACTTGTACAAGCGATGATTAGCGAGTTACAAGCTAACGACAGTGTAGACACCGGTGCACTTGCTGCGTCAATAGAATATGATGTACAACAAAAAGGCAGTACATATGAGCTAGTACGAACAATGCTACAGTATGGTGTGTATGTCGATCAAGGCATAGGCAGACGACCAGGCAAAATGCCACCGGTAAAACCGTTAATGCAATGGATCAAACAAAAGAATATCAGTGTACCAAGAGGCTTAAGCGTAGAATCATTTGCATTTGCAATTGCGAACAACATAAAAAAGCAAGGTACAAATCCAGCGCCAAAGCCGTTTGTAGAGCCAGCAATAAAAAAAGTATTAGGCACAGATATGCAAAACATTATAAGCAATGGCGCAGAACAAGACATCATAAACTCTATAAACAATACACTACAAGACATTAAAGTACGCGCATAATGGCAATTACAGTATTAAACACACCAACATCGCCAAACGTAACAGGTACAAAGCTTGTATATGCAATCAGTAGTAGCAATGCAGAGCAACCACAGTTCCAATATGTTACAGATGTGTTGCTAGATGGCACGAGGTTGACGCGTCTGCTCACGTATCCTAATCCTAGTGGTCTAGGTATACTAGAAGTTTCGACGATCTTAGATGACAACCTCGAATACGATAATGATTGGAAAACATCATTGCCTGCAGAAGCAGATGACTCATACAAAGAGTTTGAGCTTATCTTTTCAGAGTCTTATGGCAGTAGCATTAGCAGCAGTGTTGACTTTTACGCAGGAGGCGCACAAGAATCTATAAAGGTGTTTCCAGGTACTGTAGCTGTAGAGCAAGGGTCATTTAATTACTTAGACTCAGGCTCATTTAGTATTTTAAGCAATACTACTAAAAGTGATTTAGCAAAAGGCAATCATGCAACAGTGCCTATGTATTTGCCAGGAGTAAACAAAACATTTATTGTAAATTATCTTGATGCTGCAGGTAGTGTGTTAGATACTACAACGTTTTCGTTAGTTACAAGTGGTCAAAATAAGATATTTCAGTTGCCTGTTGAAAGCGGCAGCTTTGGCTATAGTGCTCCTGACTGGGATAGAATTACAATTAATGAACAAGGCGAAACAGATATTTTATTTACATTTCGTAGAGTCATACCGTGTACTGACGATGGCATTACATTTGTGTTTATTAACAACTACGGCTATTATGAGTTTTATAGCATTGCAAATCCAGTGCGTAAAAACACTACAGTTAGCCGAGATACTGCAGACTTGCCGTTTGTAGATTATTCTACTAATGGTACATATGACGGTACTAGACGCGGCACTGACATTTATAATGTAAGTTATGACGATACATTTGATGTAACAACAGAATATCTAGATGCTGAGCTAGCAAATTGGCTAACAGAATTATTTGATTCGCCAGAAGTGTATGTACAAGAAAATGGCACATTTATTCCTGTTGTAATTACAGACACACAGTATAGTCACAATACAAACCAGAGCAGACAGAAGTTATTCCAGTATACATTTACATTTAAATACGCTAACCAGAGATACTCAAGATAAATTATCTATTGTTAGAACGCGAATATGGAGCCGATAATTTATGACAAATGACTTAATCTTACGAGTTGAGGTAAATAATGAGCGTTTTGACTTAGATGTGCTCGAAGGAATACCGCTGCGCGTAGATATGTCGACTGTAGAAGTTGGCGAATTAGGTCGTATTTTCGGCATAGGTAGTCAAGAGTTTACACTACCAGGTACAAAGACAAATAACAAGTTTTTTAAACATGCATATGACATAGGCGCAGATAATCCGCCTGCATTGTACAATAGCATTAGTGCAACAATCTTGCAACGAGGCGAAACATTATTACAAGGCCAGTTACAATTATTAGAAGTAGTAACAGATGAACATGGCTTTGTAAATTATAATGTACAAGTGTCTGATAAAGTTGTGCAATTTAAAGAAGCACTAAAAGGTAAGTTTTTACGTGACGCTGACTGGAGTGCCTATGACCATATCTTTACATCAGCAAGTGTTGTTGACTCATGGACAAATAACTTACTAGGCGGCGATGTATTTTATCCGCTAGGCGAGTATGGACGCGATGATGACAATCAAGACTTTAGTATATATCCGCCGCTTGGCTATGTAGACGGTAATCTAGGCAGTAGCAGTGTGCCACTTAACTTACGACAATTTTTGCCTGCAGTAAAATTAAAAGATGCATTAGATGTTATATTTGATCAAGTAGGCTTTAGATACACAGGTAGCTTTGTAGAATCAGCAGACTTTGATAATTTATATTTGCTTGCAAAATCAGATGATGAGTTTGGTCCTGCTGTGCCATCGGCATCTGCAAACTTTAGTGCAACACAAACTGCAAACAAGCAATTAGATTCTTTAGACGATGTACCTGTTACTGCATCTATAGAATTATCTGATCCTAAAGATGCATATAATCCTAGTACATCAGAATATACAGCAATTACTACAGGCGATCATACATTTAATTGTTCGCTTGTATTTTTTAATTCTGCAAAAGAATTACCTGGTACAAAAAGTGCACAAGTAGAAATTAGCTTACGCAAAGGCGCAAGTAGGCCTGGTACAGAGTTTGCAAGACAAGTATTGTTTTATGATTCTACAGACCCTGATGTGCTAACATTAAGTGCAACAGGAACTACAAGCATGACAGCAGGCGATAAGTTTTTTGCAAATGTATTTTATGAAGCAATTCCAGCGCCTGGCGAAGATACAACATTAACAATAGATACACAAAACTTAAGCTGTACAGATGCACCGCCAGTATATGAAGGCGAGCCAATAGAAATAGAATTACAATTTAATCCTGAGCTTAAGTCAGAAGATGTTATTACAGGGCTTATACAGCAGTTTAATTTAGTGTTTATTCCAGACAGAACTGATCAGCGCACTATACGCATAGAACAGTTTAATGATTGGATACGCGACGGCGAGTTTAAAGACTGGACACGTAAATTTGATACAAGCAAAAGAACATCGATAAAACATCCGATTGCAGAATTACCTAAGACTGTTATTTTAACAAATGATGAAGACAATGACAGATTTAGCAAGGAAGCAAAAGAACAAGAGCCATACAGGCAATATGGTAGCTTAGAGCTTATAAGTACAAGTAATAATGCACAAGGCGATCAAGAAATAAAAACAGTATTTGCGCCTATTGTAATCGGTAGTAGC